AGCCATTCCGCACATGTAATTTAATAGCTTACTTTGGTTTGGTTCTGGTTTATTAAAGTACAAATCAAACAAGCATACGTATTCAATATCATCTTTTGATTGGTTTCCATTTGGAAGCTTATCAAAACCAATCATTCTTAAATTAATTTCAAATTGCTGTATTTCAAGTGTTTTACGGAATTTAGCACGGACTTCTTGAGCGGTGTAGCGATTAACTGGTGATTTATATTTGTTAGCACGTAACCATAATTCACGATCACACACATTTAAATTTAATTCATATTCTGGGTCGTCTTGCATTTCTACCCAAATGCTATCTAGTTTGTTTTTCATGTGACACCAAATGAGATAGGCGGCGATGTTTTGCCGCCTTGGTTAGGCTAGATTAGAACGGGACATCGTCGTCGCTATCATCTTCTAATAAATCTGGCTCAGTCGATGCTGGTTCTTTCTGCTCACCATCATCTTTCTGTACTTCTTCTTTCTTCGGTGCTGCAACTGCTGGAGTTGCCTTCTTAAAGTTATTAGCCAAGTAGAACGGGCCTTTCTGTTCGCCGCCTGCTTCTGGCTTCGGCATGAATGGATGCATATCAATGATGACTGGCTTATTGCACAGGCGGGCTAGATCAATGGCCTTAATATCTTCTGGATTACATTGTGGCAATGCAACACCCACAGCATTAAACAAGCCAACCATCAAATTAATTGCCTTGTCTTGCTTGGCAATCGCTTTTTGTTTGTCATCTTCTTTTAACGTTGCGTAGTTAGCAGGCAAATAAAGATTGATATTTGTAAAGAAAGTGCGTTTCTTAAATTCACCTTCTGTAATGGTAAATTGCAGGCTGATCTTTTTACCATAATCTCCGTCTTTTATTTCTGTCTTACTGATTAAACCTTTACGATCACCCTTTGGAATAGTTGCAAATTCAGTTGTTTCATTTACACCAGTTGCAGCTTGGCCGTTTGATGTTTTCCAGAAATTTGACATTATTTATTACCTTTTGAAAAGAATTTAATTGAGTTTAAAAGTGGGTTTGTGCCGTGTGGTACTAAGATGCGGCTGTCTAATTCATAGCGATTTTTAGCGGTTGCATAGCCTACGTTACCGGCGTTTTCTGTTACTAAATAACGGTCGCCAGTTTGGATAAGCTTTCCGTATTTAGTAATGATGCCTTTCTTATCTGTTTTATTACCGTCTACAAACTCCTCCTGCGTCAGGAATAAAACAGCATCGACAAGGTTTACATATACCGGCAAACATGCAGGCGGCAAATCCAAGTTATAAATGCAGTATTCATCAGAGGATGGGCCTTGTTTAAACTTCTGTATGCCAATGTGGGATAAGAAAATAACAGCAATTCCGCATTTCTTTGCTAGATATTCGCAGGCATTACGCACATCATTATGCCAGTCTCGCAAAGCTAACAATCCCTTGCCATATCCGCCGTGGGCTTCGATTATGTTTGTCGCGCCTTCTGAGTCGCACAATTCGCGTTCAAAAAGAATATGAAGCGCTGATACGGTATCGATTACAAGCGTTTTAAATCCGTGATTCTTATCGGTTGCAAGCCATCGTAGCTGCGCCATGATTTCAGCCTTTGTGCTTACTGGTGCATCTGGCTTAGACTTTGGCAACTCAGGCAAAAGCATGGGCTTATCTGCATCTTCCCATGAATCAAAAACAGACTCACCGCTTTCAGCTTGGATAAAAACGGCATTAGGAAACATTGCCGCTAGTGACGACTTACCCACACCCGCAGCCCCTACAATGGTGATCATCGGTGCTCGGGGTACTGGCTTACTTGGCGCATAGCTCATTTTCTTGCTCCACAACTTTTAGGTAAGGATTGAGTGCTTTAATCCTCACGATTGATGAAAACATTGATTTTTGTTCTAGCGTTCCTGTTTTCATTAGTTCGGCCAGTTCATAATCACTTACTTCGTGTACTTCTTGCAGATGAATCGGAAGGTATTTATGTTTGTCTCGCACCTTCTTAAATTTTGGAACATCGATTGTATACTCATTTCTAGTATGGATGAATAATTTTGTACCATCCTCTAGCGTATACCATTTTTGTCCGATGTAATCATCATGGCCCATACGTATGATTAACTCATTCACTAAATCGCGTTCTTTTGCTCTTAGTGCGGTTAGTTCGTTGCGTAGGTCGGTGAGTTGTTTTATTGTCTCCTGCATTTGTAATCCGTTGTGTGTTGCGATGAATGTATCTTAATCTACTAAAAATTTATTTGCAACATTTATTTGCAAGTAAATTAAAAACAACTGGTTGTCTCTATATCGTTAGCGTGTTCGTAGCGTAGTTTGTTAGCAGCTTTTAGTAGTGCTGCAACCACTCTTTCGTCGTCTTGAGTGTATGAAGCCTCTTCGATAATTTCAGCCTTGAATAGCTGCCATGCTTTGTGGGCAGTGTCGATGCAGGGGTATCTTCCTATTTTTTTATCTACGCCGTTTACGTTACATCTAGCGACAAATCTATTTTTATGCCTGCTAACACCCAATGGATAAAGCCCTCTTCTGGACTCGCCGGTTAATAAAATATTACTGACTTTATTGCTAATAAAAACACAGTTTTCACTACTATATAGCTGCGTTGGCCCATTTATTAAATTTTTACTTAGCCGGCGTCCTTCTACTTGATGCTGCTCAGCCCATCGTTTAAAGTTGGAAAATATCAGCCATTCGTCGCATACAACAGAAGAAGAGAACGAATAATTTTTAGAATAGCATCTCGATACCATGCTATGCCACGCTCTGTAAATTGGGCATATGACTCGAACTCCGTCTATTAATGGAGAAACAACATAATCAGCATCATTAATGCCAACACCACAAACTAGCTTTCCCATAATCTACTCCTAGATATTATTGATTGAATACTAACACAAATAAAATAATTTTGTAATTTAATTTTACTTATGTTATGATTGTTGCAACTAAATCTTGTAACTAAAAGGAAAAACAAATGAGCGATCAAACCATGCTAGACAAACTATTCGAGCACTTCGGCGGCCCTAACAAGATGGCTGGTGTACTGGATATCAGCTCTCAGAATTTGCAACATTGGATTCGTAACGGCGAGCCACCGGCAGCGATGGCTATCAAAATTGAGCGACTCACCTATGGCAAGTTTAAGGCTGTTGATTTGGTGAAGCCAAAATGAGCGCGCCTGTAATTGAACTAGACGACTATCAACAATCAGTCTTTGATCGTGTGCTTTGTCTTGTCGATGCTGGGCAGCACCACGTAGTTGCATTACGTGGTGAAGGCGGCACGGGTAAAAGCCAGATCATTAAGAAACTACTTACACACTTTGGCGACAACGCTATCGCTGCCTGCCCTACAAACGACGCTAAGAACATCTTAATCGACGGTCTAGGCGATGATTGCCCTGCTATGGTGGTAACGTGCCATAAGCTATTAAACAAGCGAGCACAGACGGTTAATGGGGTGGAGCAGTTAGACTCAAGCGGTAACATCATTTTTTCAGAGTCAATCCCCATCAAAGACAGCGTGCAGCTAATCATCGTCGATGAAAGCTCAATGCTATCTGAACAGATGGCGCTAGATTTGATTGATAAGGCCAAGCATTGCGTATTGTTATTCGCTGGCGATCATCATCAATTAAAGCCGGTCAATGCAGAGGCGTTCTTTCAAGAGCTAAACGCGGAAACATACACCCTCATTAAAAACTGGCGAGCACATACCGCACCAGATCTAATGTCATTCCTAGGGCGTGTTCGCGGCATTCAAGAGGATGAAATAGTAGATTTCGAGGCGGTAGAATCCACCGTAGATTCTATTTCTGATGCAGTGATTAAGTACGGTTCAGAGATTATGGTAATGGCCCATACGCACGCTATTTGCTCTCAGGTAAATAATGCAGTACGGGAAAAAAAGGGATTTACAGACCTGTTCTCGGCGGGTGACGAAATTATTATTGATTCAGCATTGAAGACGGTAGATGGTTTGTCGATGGATGCAGGGACTAAGATCAAGATTGCATCAGCATCGAAAGAACACGGGCGGATTAATGGTGTTAGTTTTGATGTATGGAACATAACGCCCGTCGCGGTGTCGAGCGGTGGTGATTTTATGATCATCGACCAACGCGGGCTTGATGAAATGGAAATAAAATCAGTAGGCAACGCGATCAAACAGGCGCGCGATGCGTATTTTAAGGGTAATAAGCGTTCACCTATCGCGCTTGAGTTCCCATCTATCGTTCCACCGAATGCAAACAGAATGCCGGTAGTTTACGCATATTGCCGAACAGTACACCGCGCACAGGGTGCTGGTGCTAACATTGCGATGTTTGTATGCAATGAGGCCAGTTTTTATAAGCCAGACGATTACAATCTGTTTTACACAGCGATATCAAGGGCGCGGAAACGGGCTATTGTTGTGCAACTAGGTAAAAAACACGGCAAGAAAATAACAGGTCAATTATTGAAAGTATAAAAAAAGCCCGTAACCGTTGTAGCGGTGCGGGCTTCTTACTTAGGGTCTAGCATGAAATTCACAAAACTTACTTCACAGTCTCGCCTGTCTAAGCAATTCATTCTAGACGAAGACGGTAAATTACTCAAACAATCCGCTGCTGAAATGACAGACGGATTTGCTCAGATCGTCGAGATCCACTGGGAAGCGCTGGGCGATTACTTTGACAATCTAAGCTATAAAAATGCGGTGACTTTTGGCCTGCCTATCATATCAGACGGTGATGACTGGGCGCAGGTAGCGACAGCGCGTGTAGCTAAAGATAATCCCGTCCTTATTGCGCGTACCCGTGAGTACTTTCAATGGGGCGATCGTGACGGTATCATGGTTTTAGATATTGACTACATGCAAGGTTTTGATACGCCTGAATCCTTGCATGAGGTTTTGTGTCAGTGCTACCCACCATTGAGGCGCGCTCCGATGCTGTGGAGGCCGTCTTCTTCTAGCGGCGTAATGGGCAAAGGGATATCAGGACAGCACTTTTTTGTCTGGCTGGATGATGCGCAGCAGATCGCTGAGTGTGGAAAGGCTTTAAATGCGGCTTTGTGGGCACATAAACACGGTGCCATTGCAATCAGCGAGTCTGGTTCCATGCTGGTAAGGTCGCTGGTAGATACAACCGTATGGCAGCCAGAGCGTCTTATGTTTGTTGCTCCTCCCTTGCTAGGCGATGGCGTAACCCGTACCAAATATGAGTTTAAATATTTCGGCCCGCTTGGCGAGGGATTGAAACTATCCGCGATTGATTTATTTTTCGACGCGGATCTACTTAGAAGGCAGATTGATGCCGCCAAGGTTATCGCCAAGCCAGATCAAGAAGTAGTCATCGAACGCAAGATAACTGCGCTTGTCAATGACGAAAAAATCACTTATGAATCAGCCAGTAATCACATCAGAAACCTATTAGAAGGTGGATTATTGCCGCCTGATTTATGGCTATACCCAAAAGATAAGCCACGCATAAAGGCGGGCGATCTAGGCATGCAATGGATGGCGGGAGAGTTAAAAGGCCGTCATGAGTTCTGCGATCCATTTATGGAAGGTAAAGGTGATAAGCGGGTTGCGTTCCTGCTTATCAGGTCGGGAGAGATTTACACGCACTTTCGCGGTGGCGTTAAGTATAAGCTGCCTATTGGCGGAACTAGTGAAGATGAAAGGCTGCATGATGAATATGAGCCGGACTGGGGTGACTATGAAGCAGCAGAACTAACGCATCATGCAGCAGTATTACAGCAACACGAAGAAGAATGGCAGGAAGAGCAGGACAGAATAGCGCATGAAAAACGGCTTGCTGCGAATGTGTTACGCCCGCTTAATGATGTTGGCGGGTGGGGTGCTGCTCCAGTGCGGTGTGATTTTCAATATTTAAGCGGCGAAACGATTAACGAGCTAGCAGTCAATGCGCTGTCTGTTTTCAAGAAGTATGAAGTAACCAAAGACGACAAGATGTTAGTGCGTGAGCTGTTAAACCTAACCGACCCTTATCTGTTTGATGTGGTATGCGATAGGAACGGCGAGCGGATAGAGAAGGAATTAAAAAGCGTACATGAGGCAGAAGTAAAAGAGCTGGTGAACACCTATGGCGAACTTCAAATCATGGCGATGGGTGCAAAACCAGTGAAGGCCGGTAAATATGTTCACTTCTTTATCGGCGCATTGCTTAATGGATGCGAGCAAATGGGCATTACGGCGCTTTCTGAGTATGTGATAAGCAAACATACATATTTAGAAAAAGAATCGAATGGCGGTGGCTTTGCGTCGTTCCTAGATGCCAATGGCGGGCATATTGAGTTACCTTTTGGCGTTACACCTGCTGAATTCATTAAAAAGGCGAAAGATTCTGGTGTACCATTCGAGAAATACTCAACTTATAGCGGGCCGGAGATTGAGCGTATCAAGAAAGAATATCAAGAATGCCGGTATCGTAAAGCTAGGCTGTCTGATGTGGTGACGGCGATTAGGTCGGATATGTTCGGCAAGGTAGCGCTAAAGAGATCGTCACGTAGTCCACTAGCGGGGATTGCGAATGTGGATTGGATCAGTAGCAAGGCAGAGAAGTTGATGTTAAAGAGCATAAGAATGGCAAGGAGTAGGGGTAAGATTAAGGATGGAGATGATGTTTTAAAGAAGGTAGTAGAACTAGGGTTTCTTACAGAAAGCGACGATTCAAGCTACGGTAAATATGGGAGGCTTTTGTAGGGCATTTTTTCTGTGACGCTTAACGACGAGAGTAATGCTTTTATATCTACATCGTTAAGCGTCACAAGCTCTTTTTTGACGACTTTTTCGTACAAGGATTTTTATGTTAATAAGCGAAGAAAGCTTACAAATATCATTCGTTTCATGGTGCAAGTATCAAGCAAAAATCAATCCTGATCGTGCATTGTTAGACTGGATCTATGCAGTACCAAACGGCGGCAAGCGATCAGTAGTAGAGGCAATGCGCTTAGTTCAAGGGGGAGTCAAGAGCGGCATACCAGACCTTCAGCTAGACGTAGCAAGGAAAGGATACCACGGCCTGCGGTTAGAGTTAAAGAAGCCCAATGTACTAGCAAATGGGAAGCGAGGGAAGTGCAAAGCACCCGATGAAGAGCAGATCAAGTACCATGAGTTCTTGAGAGAACAGGGTTTTTCGGTGCATGTATCTAACGATCTGGAAGAGCTAAAACAAATTATTTTGGATTATTTGCTTTGAGTGCTTGCATGAATTTATACATAGGCATAAGATACCTACATCAGCAGCTAATAACCAAGTGGAGAAGGAAAAATGAAAGTAAATCCAAAAGCAAGGATAGAAATTATGCACAGCGCACGAGGACTTCAGACAATTCAAAAAACATGGTCAGGAATTGGGTTTGATTGGCTAGGAGCAAACAATCCGCTACTACCTAAGATTTTAAAGGAATTGCATGAAACAGGCGTTTCTCATATAAAAGACGCAAGCGGGACAACATCACTAAGAGCGCTAGATAAGATGTATTTGCCATGAATAGAGTTGAAGATAAGAAATTATCAGAAACACTTGAGCGCTGCGCCATCTCATATTACACGGATGGCCCTTTTTACTTGGTTTATCAAGGAGCCAAATATATGGCAAAAACAGGAAGTTTTGAGGGTAGGATTTATTTTGATATTTACTACTATAAGGAGCCAATTTTTTATGCTATTGATTAAAGATAAAGCCCGAAAACTAGGCTTAACAATCTTTCCCGTACATGGTGGCTACAAGGTATCGAATCTGGATGGGGTGTTTAGTTTTGAACAATTGAAGGGGGTGTTTTGTGAGCAATAACCTATTCATGCAAAAACTAGCATAGCTAGAAAATCAATATATCCTTGATAAACAGGCTTTGCGGGAGGCTAGGCTTGACATTCAAAAGGCTGAGGCGGTTTGCAGCACAGCACAATGCTAGTGCTGTGGTGTGTATACACAACGGCACGGCAGAGGTTTGGGTTCAGGTTTGGCGTAAATTATTTGTAATGCTGGCGGTAGAAAAAGGCGTGTTGTCAGAAGATAGTATCGCTGGCAAGACTGTTTATATTGTTGATGGGTTAAAGGTTATTCTAAATGATTACTAAAAACTGGCAGTCCGTCCTGTGTGGCGCGGTGATTGGGGTTTGTTGGGTCTTGGAGATTTTAACTAGATGATACAACCATGCCCCATAACCCTAGCCATCCGTCAATGCAAAGCATTCATGCGCGCAGTTGAGGAGATGGAAGCGCTTGATAAGCAAACCAAACGCCCATCCTTAGCGTGGGAAAAGTTAATAGCGAAAGGTCGTGTACGGCGTTATGCAAGTGCTTTGATCAATCGTTTATCATTAGTTAGGAGTGATAATGGATAAGGCAACAGAGTTATTAAAACGCATTCAGCCATACCTTAACGATTGGGATTTCCCACTTGGCTTAACCGATGATGTTAATGCGTTTCTCTTGAGTGGTGATCACTCGATTCTTGCTGATTGGGAGGTTGACGCGGATAGTGTGAGTGCGTTGGATCTATATAGCCTTGGAGATAGCAATGAATAATGACTTGCATGAAGCATTCAATCATCTTGCTTACCTATGCATCGAAGGCAAGGTGATGAGTGATCAAAACAATATTGATGCTTGTTTTGTGGTAGATGCCACTAATGCAATGAATAGAGTCACGAAACTACTAGGATCGGCATGCATAGATGGTAAAGTTGTAAACCTTATTGATTTTGTACCATTTAATGGAGTGGATAGAAAATGAGTTGGTTTGATGCGTTAAATGCTAATTCATGCACTAACTTTACCAAAGCTCGCAAAGGAAGGACTGAAGAGCTTTTATCTTTGCTTCCTGATGTGTTTACCATTAAGGACGTACTAAAAGTAAATGCAAAACATGGAATTTACGCTTCAGAGAACACGGCTAGACATGCGGAAAGTATGGTAAAACTTGGTCACGTTACTAAAGAATATAAAAAACTACCTAGTGGTGGTAGATATTGTGTTTATACTAAGATTTAGTGCTTGCATAATTTTATAACATGTATTAATATGTACCTATTGAAGAAGACGACACAGCCCTATTTTTCTCCTGCGAATTGCAAAATCCACAATAATTTGCATAAGTAGGCACAGCTAGGGGGGGTTGTGTCGAGTATTATTAGCTAGCTGTGACTCCTTATGTTGTGGTCGTGTGGTGGCGATACTTATTGTGGAATACCGGAGTTGCTGGCCTAAGCAGCAGTTAGTCATAAGCATGTTTAGGTGTGTTTATGACTAGCACATTTTTTGTGTTGGTCGCGCTTTCCTGAGTGCGGTTTTATTTAGTTCGCCTCGCTTAACCTCCGCCAAGAAACCAAGCGGGGCGAACTACCTATTACTTAATTGATCCTGAGCCACGGCAGGTTAAGCCCGTTGACGGTAGCCATACCGAGAGTGAGCGAACGATTACCACAAGCGGACGCGCAAGGACGGGCAGTCGTGCAGTGGGAGGGTTGTTTAACCCTATACAGCTCGGAAAGACGAGCACCAACAATTTGAATACTGACTGCGGGTTGAAATAATATCGCACAAATAGGGTTTGAATCTGAAGGTGACGGAAGCGGTTAGTCGTCTGTGTTGGTGTATATTATCTATGCAGTGCATAGATCAAAACACAGGTAGCTTATAGGTAAAGCGGGGGATGTCTAATCCCTGGTAAGCTGGTTCGAGTCCAGTCCTGTGTTGTTTTATTTAGAACAAATAAAACGGGACATATCCTGAGTATTTAGTAACTAGACAAAAAAAACACTGATCATGCTTAGTATTGTTGAGTGAAAGAGAAAGGCTGCAACCATTGGGTCAGCAATAGTCCGCTGGGCGATGTGCAAAAGAAGGGTTAATGGTGTAAGAGATGTTTCCCCTTTTATTTGTTTTTTATTTTTATTAATTATTCCTAGGGAATATATGCAGGTTAAAGAAGAGTGGACTAAGCGCAAGTTTATCGAGATGAATCGGGTTTACCTTGGCTTGTCTCAGAAAAAACTTGCAGAATTAGCTGGAACGAGTGCGCTATCGATTAGTCATCAAGAGCGTGGGCATCGTCCTCCTCGTGATGCTACGATTGATGCGTTAAGGAAGGCTGGTGATACGTTAGAACCATTGGCATTTTGGGAATAATAGGGTATTATTGTGTTTTAAATGGAGGTTTAAATTATGGCAGGTGGTAACGGTCGTGAACGTCCAGTAGAACAAAAACGCTCTACACAACCAACTAAAGTACCTACTAAAAAATAGGTGATTCATGTTAAGCGTTGCTTTTTTATTGTTTGCATTTTTCTTGAAAAATGATAGGAGAAAAGCAGCGCTTATTCTAGGTTTTGGTAATATTTTATTTTATGTATTATCTTTTTACGTAAAAAGCGACACTTTATATTATTTTGTTGCATCATTTTTAGATGCTTTTTTTGCGTTTATAGTGAGTGAATACCGTACAAAAACCGCCATTCATTTGGCCGTTGTGTCGCTATGCAGTTGTGTAATAAATGGTGTAGGTTACATCTGGTACTTGGCTTATATGCCTGCAATGCCATACAATATCACCATTACTTTTATTTTGGTGATTCAAATGGCAATTTTGCTAAGGGATGGCATATATGATACAGGATGCGCTTTCTGCAGTTTATATGATAGTTTGGATATGCGTCATCGTGTACTGGGTTCTTTTAAAGGTGAAACGGTGCAATCATGAACGAACACGGAAACAACGCATCAGAAGTATTAGCACTAGCCGCAAATCAACCGAAGATTACCGGGACAATTAGCGCATTAGTTACATCAATTGGATTGAGTAATATCAATGTAGTTTTAGGCATGGTAAGCACTTTTATAGGTTTGCTAATCGGTATTTATACGATCTATCGCATGTGGCAGTCTTCTAAGATTGCCGAAAAAGATATGAGAATCAAAGACATAGAGATTGCAAAGCTGGAAAAAGAACAATAGACCGGCATAGGCCGGTTTTTTATTAGGAAGATATAAATGTCTGAGCCAAGTAAGCGTCCTGTTGGTAGACCTCGTGCTATCGATTCTCCAGAAGCATTTGATTCTCTGGTTGATGGATATCTTGATCTGTGCCGACAAAACAACGAGCCGATTCTACTTACTGGAATGATCCTATCTCTAGGACTGGTAAGCAAAGAAGCGTTTTACAATTACGAAACATATCCAGAATTTTCTGACTCTGTAAAACGTGCTCGCATGTTGGTAGAGATGGAGTATGAAAAAAGATTGAACACCGCCTCTGCTGTTGCCGCTCCAATCTTCGCCCTAAAGAACTTTGGATGGAAGGACAAGCAAGAGGTTGCTTTGTCCACTACCGATAATTTTGCGGAGTACATGGCAGCCCGTGGACAACAAGAGACTGATTGAAGAAGCTGAGATCCTTCTGGAAGCCATTAGGCTTAACCCGAATGATCTTGCAGCATGGCGAGCCGGGATTACTAACAAGTGGTTCCGGCTCAATACTTTGTACAACATCAAAGATAAGTCAGGTAAGGAGGTGCAGTTTAGGCCAAACTTTGCCCAACGAGCATTTTTTGCAGATAGACATAATAACGATATTGTGCTAAAGGCTAGACAACTTGGTTTTACTACCTTCGCCATGCTTGATGGGCTTGATGACTGCCTTTTTATCCCTAATTTCTCTTCTGGCTGTATTGCCCATTCCTTTGATTCTGCAAAAGATATCTACCGAAGCAAAATAAAGTTTGCTTATCAAAAAATAAATCATGCATTTGTCAATTTTTTAACAGGCGGGCGTTTTGTGCTTCCTGTTCCGGTAAATGATAAAAACACCGGGTTTGTATTTAGCAACGGGTCAAGTATTCGCGTAGGTACGGGCTATCGAGGCGATACGCTTCAATCACTGCACATATCAGAATTTGGCAAGATATGCAAGAAGTATCCAGAAAAGGCAAAGGAGATTGTAACTGGTGCGCTTGAGTCGGTAGGCATTGGCCATCGAATTACCATTGAAAGCACCGCAGAAGGTCGGGAAGGTTATTTCTACGAGTATGCAGAGGCAGCGCGGATATTGAAAGAGAAGGGTAAAAAGCCTAACTCTATGCAGTATCAATTCCATTTTTATTCTTGGTGGCAAGATCCTGCCTATACGATGGATGAAGAGCAGGATATGCCTGAACGTCTATTTGCTTACTTTGCAAAGCTTGAATCAAATCATGGCATTGCATTAACTGCCGGACAAAAGAAGTGGTATGCCAGCAAGGAAGCAAAGCTTGGTAGTGAGATGACGCGAGAGTACCCAAGTACGCCAGAAGAAGCATTCTTGCAGGCCATTGAAGGGGCTTATTACTCGCAGCAATTCAGTAAGATCTATAAAGATGGTCGTATCTGTGTATTGCCTGATAATGATCACCTTGCCGTGCATACATGCTGGGATATCGGTATCGGGGATAGTACGGCGATCTGGTTTTATCGCATGGTAGGCGATGTGCCACATCTTCTTGATTACTATGAAAACTCAGGCGAGTCTATGGGCCATTACATCAAGATTATTGAGGATAAGGGCATTGCTAATGGTTGGAAGTTTGGCAATCACACAGCCCCGCATGACATTAATAATCGTGAGTTTGGTAGCAAAGGTAAGACGCGCAAGGATCTAGCGGCGGAAGGCGTGGAATACATGGGTAAAACGTATGCAATCAAGTTTCAGGTAGCGCCTAAGCTGTCTATCATGGACGGTATCGAGGCGGCTAGGTTGTTGCTTGCTAAGTGTGTTTTCGATGAAGAGAAGACGACAGATGGGGTGAAGGTGCTAGAGCATTACAGGAAGGAATGGAATGACAAGCTAGGATGCTGGCGAGATAATCCGCTACATGACTGGTCGTCACACGGTGCGGATGCGTTCCGTTATCTGGCAGTAGTAGAGAATAAGCGTAAGTCAGGTGGATTGTTCACCTAATAAAAAACCCGCCTTAATTGGCGGGTTTTGTTTATAAAACCCGCCAATTATTATTTGCTAAATAATTACATCTGGCAATTGCTATGCTTAATCCGTCTTCACTACGTTCGTATGCGCTGTCTGATGTTGAATGGGTAATTCCAGTTTTAAAAACAACATACGATTCTTTGTTATCTAGCACCCAATAATCACCATTTTCATGCTTGATGTCTTTTACTTTATAGCTCATCATAATTACCTGCGTTGTTTGATTCGATAAATTCATTCTACACACAAGCATAAAACTATACAAGCACTATGTTAAAAAAACCACACGTCTAAGGTGTGGTTTTGTTTAGTGCCGCCGCCCTACACTTTCTATAAATCCCCACGACTTCAACTAGTTTAAGTGTGGTTGCCTCAAACGAGTTGTCATAAGGCGGAGTCAATACCGGGCAACTAACTACCGCTAGATCATTCGAAGGCGGCATTGATGTTGCGCATGCTGTCAGCGTCATGGACACAAGAAGCATCACGATAAATTGGATTTCTCTTAACATTCTGTTGCGCCTTCTGGTAGATGGTAGCATTGCGTATGGTGATCGCAGCTATGGCCGATGCTGTGGCCGTGGTGGCTGCTTTAGTGGCGCGTTCTTCTATGTTCGTAGCAATGGCGTGTTGGCCTTCGCTATATTGATAGCCAGCGTATGAGCCAAAAACAGCCCCCATAATGAGGGCTGCTAGGATTGATGATAATAAAAGGCTATTCATAGTCATGCATAGAAGCCATAATTTCATTTTGTTGATCAAACAATTCTTCTGATAGTGGTTGGAGGGGGGTGTGATTGGTCATTTCACTTATCCTTAATCAATAACGTCAACAGTAACTTTGAATCCCGAAAGATCCGGCGATTTATGATCAAGCCTTTCATAAATTTCATCTTTAAGTTCGTAACCATCAAATCCCATATCATTTAGCTCTGCTTGAGTTACTTTTACAACAATTTCCATTTAACTTATCCTTTACTGATTTAAAAGAAACAATCCTCAGGAATATCACGCACCAAGGAATCCATTTACCTAATCCCGCTTCTGCTGGCATGTACTGAGCAATTATTGGTAATTCATGATAAGCTAATGATAGCACATCAGTATAGTATTGTGCAAGTACACCCATGAATGTGCAGAATATAACTGTGGCTTTTTTGTGGGAGGTGCGCCAGTCATCTATCAAGCGGATAATTTCTTAATCTCCTTCTTGCACGCCCAATAATCATGCACCTCGCTACTTGGTAGAGGAATGCAATGTGATTTGTCGATGTACTTTGATTCGTCAAAACGAATCGTAATACGAGTAACGCTTAATAGCCCAAAAATAAGCAAAACAAGAGTTATTAGAAAAAATATATCAACTATTTTTCGTAACATCATTCACCCCACAAAATACCAAATTAAAGAATAAACAACGCCAGCGGATAGCGTTAGTAGGAAGTATTTGAGGTCTTGGTTCATTTATTTTCCATCTAGACAATCAATAAATGATTCAATCATAGAGACAAGTTCTTCAAGCTTTTCTTTTGCTTCGCTAGAGCTTAAAGACTTGTCTGCAAAAATACCTTGAATGGCCTTTACAGCTATTTCATAATATTTCATTTTTTTGTATTCCTCATAGTCTGCGGTGAATTGTTCGCGGGATAATGGGGTTTGCCAGTCCTCTGATATAACTGGTATATATGGAATTGACTGATTAGGGCACATGAAATCAATTAGCCACATTTTTTTATGATGCTTGGAGAGTAATGGCATTTTTGAATATTCAGCCAAAATCCCATCATCCCCATCCTGAGCAATAAACCGGCAATCAGGATGCAAATCATTAGGCGTTACTCCTGATTTAATTAGGATTTTGGATAGGTTCATTTTTTATTCCCTATTTTTTTAAAAAAATTAATTACATCAAAAAATATGTTATACAAAATGTAAAAAACAATCCATAACACGCCAATTGCTATGAAGCCGCCAAAAAAATACATGGCGACTACATCTTGAATTGTGTATACAAACATTATTTACTCTCCTTTGCCATTTCGGCTGCGATTGCGGCGCGTGGTGTTGGGTAAACATTCTCACAAATATAGCCATCTTCATGCTTAACGCAATAATCCCCCACATACCCATCTTCAATTACTGACGCGCACTTTTTAAACATCCAGTCCAACATCTCGCTATCGGTTGGTGTGTGTTGTGTATCGCTCATTGTGCTTAATCTCCAAATGTTTTTTGATAAAATCGTCAATGTAGCCATTCGGTCTTATTTGTCCGATAAGTGCATCTATAGCCAAGGAAGGATTTATATCCTTGCTTATCCTAGAGTATTGGTAAAGGCGCTTCCACCGCGCCTTTTATGACAACATATCAACGCCCAAGAAAACTTTTGATAATTTCGGCTTGCTTTGCCCTTGCTGCGAGCTTTGCTGCGGCCCATGCTGCGGCCCATGCTGCGCTCTGTGCTGCGTCCTCTGCTGCGTGGTGTGCTGCGGCAAATGCTGCGTGCGGTGCTGCGCGCTTTGCTGCGGCCTCTTCTGCGTGGTGTGCTGCGGCAAATGCTGCGTGCGGTGCTGCGCGCTTTGCTGCGGCCTCTGCTGCGTGGTGTGCTGCGGCAAATGCTGCGTGCGGTGCTGCGCTCTGTGCTGCGGCAAGCTCTTCCTCTGTCGCCTCACCATTCGCAAAGCGCTCTGCAACATCAAGTGCATTTAAACTGATCGGGTCAGTTATTAGATACTGAACTTCACGCACAAATTTAACCGCCATTAAACGAGCTACTTTGTCACATTTTTGTGTCGTTGCACATAGCGCCCACAAGCAGTCATCTACTCCGTTTGATTCAAGAATATCAAGAATATTGATTTCTTCTTTGTGATCAAATCGGATATAGCTACACCTATCGTCGTCTTTTTCTGTAAATGGTAAGTTTTGCAGCGAGCGGACAACTTTGTTATATCCATCGCAGCAAGCGCCAGCTTTGCGTAATTGTTTTAGCGTGGTGGTTAAAATAAATCGTTCTTGTTTTGCTGGGATGATTGCTTCGATTTGGCTAATCATTTTGAAACTCCGTTACGTTGCGTTGTTTGATTCGATGTAGTGATTATAACTAAGTGTATAAAATTATGCAAGCACTATCTTTGCATTTAGTTGTTATAATGATAAAAATTATCCGAGGTTGACAGAATGAATTTAATGATGACGATAAATAACGCTGTGTCTATGGCTCGCCAAGCATTCGCAGGTGGCATGTCGCTAGACAGCAAGCGGCCTGATGCGTGGTGTACCTATGGCTACCCGACTGAGATTAGTTTCGAGGAGTTTAAGACAGCATACGAACGCACGGGCGCGGGGCATGGTGCGGTAGAGCGTATCTTAGGCAAATGCTGGGAGAAAGTGCCACGAATTAAACTTGATGATGGTAAGGATAACGAATCAACATGGGAAAAACAGGTAGGTGTATTCTTTCAAGAAAAGAAAACGAATGTATGGAATAAAATTATCGAGCTAGACCGCCGTGGCTTGGTGGGCTATTACTCGGCTATCATTTATCAAGTAGCTGATAACAAGCGATGGGATCAACCGCTTGAAACCGCCCAGCGTCTAGTAAAGATCATTCCTTGCTGGGAAAATGAGATTAAGGCCAGCGCTTGGGATATGGATCAATCATCAGAACGATATGGCGAGCCTACCATGTGGAGCTACACCGAGAACAGGCCATTTGCTCAGGATAAGCAGCCGGTTACACAGGTGCAGATCCACTGGACACGAGTTCAAGAGATGCGGACTGTTCCACTACTAAAGGCCGGTTTTAATCACCTTCTTGATATGTGCAAGGTTTCCGGTGGTAGTGGCGAGTCATTCCTAAAGAATAGCGCACGCACTGTCTCTGTGGAGTTTGATAAAGATGCAGATCCGACAGTAAAGGGTGTCGATGGGGAAGAGCCAGTCAGCCTAAAGGACGCTCTAAATAAGCAGATCCAAGCGCTTAATACCAATCAAGATGCGGCCATTGTTCTGCAAGGTGCAAAGGTAACTACACTACAAACGACCATTGCAGATCCCACTGGACCTTGGTCTGTGCCTGCTAATGAGTTTGCGGCTTCTGTTCAATTGCCATTTACCGTTCTATTCGGACAGCAAACAGGACGACTAGCATCAGATCAAGACAAGGTAGACACGGCCAATCGTTGTGGATCACGCCGTTTAACTGAATGCGAGCCTATGCTAACTGAGTTTATTCGTCGCATGCAGAGCGCCAATCTATTGCCAGCTGGTGAGTTCAAGATTGAATGGTCTGATTTACTTGAGCCAAGCGACAAAGATCGGCTAGAGAAGACCAAGATCATGGCCGATACAAATAAAGTTACGTTTGAATCAGGAGCAGAGCCAGTTTATACGCAAGAGGAGATGCGATTGATGGCTGATTATGATCCGATGGAGATTGAGAGGCCGGTGGTGGATGTGCCGCCAGAAACGATGGGAAAAGACAAAGTAGAGATGTAAAAAAAGCCCCGTCATGGGGCTTTTTGTTAATATTCCAATCGAAAACCGTATGGATTCAATATTTGATTCAGAATTCCAAGCAATTCATTTTTTCTATTTGCTAATGCCAATCCATCTGCATTTACTTGTGCTAGTTCTTTAAGTAACTGCTCGATAGTCTGCTGTTGTGGTGCTGGATCTTCTTCAATAATATCGAACTCGTGACTGGCAAACCAATAAACACCTTCATTTGAAATCATTGAACATACAACGCCAAACTCGGAATCTTTTACATACACACCACCTTTCTCTTTATCTTTTTCAGCATAAACGTCCACAGGGAATTTAATTGCTTGAAGATCGGCAAAACAACCATGACATTTAATACGCACCTTAACCAATTTTTCTTTGTTCATTTTGTTTATCCAATAACAACAGGCCGCATAACTAGTGAATTGCGCCAGTCGCATGAGCCATGGGTGAATGATGAAAAAATACTAGGGTCTACTACAAATCCTTCCTTGTCTCTATGCCACCATCCAGAAGACTTAACTGGCTCGCCATGGAATAACCTACTACCACCATCGTCATCGGTTGCCATCGCCACAAAATCATCACGCACATGCCCCCAATCAATCCACGGCTTGGATTTGATGCGGTATTGGAACATAGGATAAAAATCAGGATCTTCGTCATCCATCCATGCCGACTTGAATGCTTTTATTAAAATCTGAACCTCCGGCCTACCCATCCGCTCCCACTCTGCGACAAGCCATGTGTGGTCGTATTTTTTCATTTTCCATTCCTTAGCTTAGACAGTGATCTAGTAAGATCCATTGATGCACGATTAACTGAACCCTGTTCTTTTGGGAAGATATAAATATCAACATCCATTCTGCCGTATTTAGGATGATGGCAATCTGAAACTTCAATTAAAAATTCTGCTTTCTTAATGAATCGCTTAGCTTCATTAACTGCGTCTAATAGGTTGCTTGGTGTCATTTAAATTTATCTCCAAATATCAAAAAAATACGTTTTTACATCAAGCATAACTCGGTAAATAAACTTGTCTATTCCAAGTAATACCAATGCAATACCAGAAATCATGCCAAACATTAAATATAGTGCAGACACTATGTCATCGCTCATTTCATCTTCTCCCATTTAACTTTATCAGCAGCACTACCGCGACAACTTAAACATAATCCATCGTACTCACTGCCGTATCCTTTGCCGCATCTACAAATAGGCTCATTAGTTCTTGAGCTGCGCTTCCATAGATGCTTAGGCAATGGCTCCTTTACGTTTCTATTGCTTGTTTTTGTGGTTATGTAATATTCCATCACTTAGCCTCAACAAGAATAAAATCACGATGATCATGCTTGGTAAACCTACTTAGCATCGTGCATGCTTCATGATGGTTTAATGGCGACGATGTCATCACGGTTATTTTCTTAGTTTTTACGTTTACGCAATGTATGTGGAATAATTTTTCAGACATTTTCTAACCCCGTTAAGTTATTTGGTATGCCTGCATTATTAACTAACGCATAAAACTATGCAAGCACTAAATCACAAATCAATATTTAAATTTTTAGCGACTATAAAATACACTGCTTTCCTCTTCATGCTCTTAGTTGGTTCTGCGTAGATCATATTACGAAGCAGTCCAAGCGTCTTGTATTTTTCCAAAATGTGACGCATTCATCCTGATAATCTGGATATTTCGCCATCTTCTTGAGAAACGTCTCTGCCTCCTGCTTTGTTGGTTGTCTTATCTTCATGTATAGAATAATACGCAATCATTTGTTATAATACAAATATTATTTAAGGATCATCATGAAAAACCCAATAATCCCACGCAGCAAGACAGATCCGGTAGGTGCAAATCGTATCTTAACCAAGGCACTAAAAGAGATTGACGCACGCTTTAAAGGCGCTGAGAGCGATTTGCTAGCTGCATTCAATGCAATACCAGTCTATGCATTTAACGATCTGGCAGAGGTGGCTTATGGCCTATCTAATGCTGATCGCTTAGCACTTGCTGAGACAACGCAGCGTATTCTTGATAAGTGGCTAGTAGATGGAAAATCACCCGATGACTTTTTCTATGCAACGTTCAGCGAGCAGGCAGTAAAGAAAGCAACGGCTATCGCATACACGAACATAGCCGCCGTTAGTGCCACCTACGCCGCTGCTAAGTCGCTTTCTAATATCATTCATAGCCAACCATATCAAAACGCGATCGCGACAGCTCAGTTTAAGAGTTATTCTCACTGGGTTGGTCTTAGCGCACAAACTAAAGCGGATTTGATGCAAGTGATCGCTCAAGCAGTAGCAAGCGGGAATAATCCTAAGAGTGTCGTAACAGAAATAAGCGATAGGTTAGGAGTTAGCAGAAGTAAAGCGCGTCAATATGCGCAAACCGAAATAACTGATACTTTGCGACAGACGACGATAAACGAGGACGCCAGGGTAGAAAAAGAATACGGCATAAAAACGGGCCTACTCCACACTTCGGCATTTCTTCCAACAACTAGGCCAACACATGCGGCTAGATCTGGGAAGGTGTACACAAGGGAGCAGGTGGAAGAATTCTATAGCCAAATAAAAAACAAGGCGAATTGCCACTGTGGGATTACTACTGTGCTATTAGATGAAAACGGAAAACCATTATTAACAAAAAACCTAACTGAAAGAATGGAGGAAGAAAGAAAAAAATGGGAAGATAAATACGGTGAATAGCAAAAAAGCCCACTGTATGTGGGCTTTTTTATT